GTTTATTATGCTACAGATGATGAAGATGAAACTGAACATGAGGTATATGAGCTCTTTCAAAAAGTAGTAGAGATAGACGGAGAGTTTCTCTGGGCAAAACGAACAAGAGCTGATGGTAAGACTTTTGGTTTTGATGCTAAAGAACTAGCAAGGATTAAAGCTAAGTACATAGATCAGACTCAATTCTTTGCACAGTACTATAATGATCCTAATACAACAGAAAGTGCTAGAATTAATAAAGATAACTTTCAATATTTTGATAAGTCAGTCTTACAAAATAAAGAGGGTGACTGGTATATTAGAGATAGAAAACTAAACATCTATGCAGCAATTGACTTTGCGTTTAGTTTAAGAAAACAAGCAGATTACACTGCTCTTGTAGTAGTAGGTGTTGATCACCAAGCAAACTATTATATCTTAGACATAGACAGATTTAAAACAGAAAAGATTGTAGATTACTATAAACACATATTACAGTCATGGGAAAAATGGGGATTTAGAAAGATACGTGCAGAGATTACTGTAGCACAACAAACAATTGTAAAAGAACTAAAAGATAGTTACCTTAAACCTAATGGAATACCTTTGTCAATAGATGAGTTTAGACCTACAAGACATCTAGGAGATAAAGCACAACGAGTAGGTTCTGTACTAGAGCCTAAATATGATAACTTACAGATATGGCACTACAAGGGTGGTAACTGCCAAACATTAGAAGAAGAATTAGTAATGGTACATCCACCTCATGATGATATTAAAGATGCTTTATCTAATGCAATAGCTATATCTTTAGTCCCAAAAGTAAGAGCAAACCAGGGTTTAAGTTTGAGTAAGCCATTACCAACCCATAGTAGATTTGGTGGCATAACACATTAAGGAAATAATATGGCAGGTGAAGTAGCACAAATAGAACAAGCAATTGGTACAGAGAACTTAGCTAAGACACTAGCTGGATTATATAACCAATGGTGGATTCAAAGAAATAATAAAGAATCAGAATGGAGAGAGTTAAGAAATTATCTCTTTGCTACTGATACTACAACTACGTCTAATAGTTCTCTTCCTTGGAAAAACAAAACTACTCTTCCTAAGTTAACACAGATTAGAGATAATTTACATGCTAACTACATGGATGCTTTGTTTCCTAATGACAACTGGATGAAGTGGGAAGGGGCTACGCAAGAAGCTACTACCATGAAAAAACGTAAAGCTATTGAAGCTTACATGAAGACTAAACTCAAAGAGTCTAAGTTTAGAGAAGAGATTAGTTTACTTGTTTATGACTATATAGACTATGGTAATGCGTTTGGTGAGGTTATGTATGTTAATGATTCTCATGTAGATCCTATTACTGAAGAAACTATTACAACTTATAATGGTCCTAAACTAAAAAGAATATCTCCATTTGATCTTGTCTTTAACCCTGTAGCATCTTCCTTTGCTAAGTCACCTAAGTTTACTAGAAAAGTAACCTCTATTGGTGAACTTAAAAAACAACTAACTACCCGTCCTGACTTAAACTATAATAAAGCAGCATTTAATAAAGCTGTAGACATTAGAAAAACTATCTCTATGTTTAGAGTAGAGGATGTAAACAAAGCAGAAGCATTTATAGCTGATGGCTTTGGTACACTACAAGAATACTATCAATCAGGTATGGTAGAGATACTAGAATTTGAAGGTGATTGGTATGATAAAGATGAAGATAAACTCTATGAGAATAGACTTATAACAATCATTGACAGATCTTATATTCTAAGAAACATAGAGAATCCTAGTTACATTGGTCATGACAGCAAAGCTCATGTAGCATGGAGAAAACGTCCTGATAACTTATATGGTATGGGACCACTAGATAACCTAGTAGGTTTACAGTATCGTATTGACCACCTAGAGAATGCTAAGGCAGATGCACTAGACTTAACTATCCATCCCCCTATGGTAGTTAGAGGTGAAGTAGATCCATTTACTTGGGGTCCTGAGGTAACTATTCATTTACAAGAAGATGGTGATATACAAATGTTACCACCTAACCCTGCAGCTTTTCAAGTTAACAACGAGCTAGCAGCATTAATGAATACCATGGAAGAAATGGCAGGTGCTCCTAAAGAAGCAATGGGTATCAGAACTCCAGGAGAGAAGACAGCCTTTGAAGTACAGTCATTACAGAATGCTGCTGGTAGAATATTCCAAAATAAAGTTAATCAGTTTGAGATTGAGTTCCTAGAACCTATTCTTAACATGATGTTAGAAACTGCTAAACGGAATCTTAACTTACCAGAGTTAGCTAAAGTCTATGATGATGACTTTGGTGTACAAGACTTCTTATCTATTACTAAAGAAGATTTAACCGCACGTGGTAAGATTAGACCTATAGGTGCTAGACACTATGCAGCTAGAGCACAGCTACTACAGAACATTCTAGGTGTATTTAATAGCCCAATTGGTCAAATGATTGCTCCACATGTATCACCTAAACATTTAGCCGAAATGGTAGAGGAGTATATGGGTTTTGATAAATATGGATTTATTAAAGATAATGCTGCATTATTTGAAGCAGGAGAGCAAGAAAAGATTAAAATGCAGATTCAACAAGATTTACAATCTCAGCAAGCAGCTCCTTCTATGGAAGAGCAAATGGTGGATCAACAGATTCAGCAAGTAGAGGGGCAAATGCCTCCTGAGATGTAATACATAGGTCAAGTATTACTTGACTTTTACTTAAAAATATGGTATAATTATAGTATGGATTTAAAAAGTGATAAAGCACAGTCTTTAACAAAGAAACAAGTTATTGAAGAGTTAAAAGGTTATCTTGAAGATCAAGTAGGAGTATCTCAAAGAAAGTGTATAGATGAAGAAACATTCAAACTACCTGCTTACAATGAGTATCAAGCTTATCATAGAGGTGTCCAAAAAGCTTTAACAAAACTATACAACTTATTACCTTGACCAAAGGAGATAGTAACATGAATGATGAAGTACAACAAGCAACTGAAACACCTGTAGAGCAGAGTACCAACGAAGCTGTACAAACAGATACTGCACCAAAGACATTTGAAATTCCGACCGAAGTTCAATCGTTAGTTGGTGAAGGTAAGAAGTACCAGAGTCCAGAAGATGCTCTTAAATCTGTTCCTCATGCTCAAAAGCATATTGAGACCTTAGAGTCTGAGTTAGCTGAAGCACGTGAAGAATTAACTAAGAGAAGAACTACTCAGGAACTTATAGATGAAATCAAGTCTGGAGTTCAACCGACAGCTACGACAATGCCAGTAGGGGAACTTAATCAAGATAGCGTAATGGATTTAGTTAATCAAACATTAAGTATTAGAGAAAAACAAGCTAAGGCTAAAACTAATGCTGATCAGGTAGCGAAAGCTTTTACTAGTCAGTATGGTCAAGAAGCTGAAAAGACTTACAACTCTATTGCTAATGACTTGGGACTATCCGTTGCACAACTAAATGAGCTTGCAGCAGCAAGCCCTAAAGTAGTATTAAAAGCAGCAGGGTTAAATCCTGTTAAAGCACCTTCAGGTTCTATTGAAAGTGATGTTAATACTCAAGCTTTAAGTAATCAAACAACTCCTGCAATACTATCTGCAAAGGTAGCAGGGGGTTCTACGAAAGACTTATTAGCTGCTTGGGGTAATGCTGGAGCTAAAATTAAACAACAGTCTTAGGAGACTTTTAAATGTCACAACTGACAAGTAATACTTCTGCCTTTATTGAGGCTCAGCAGTATTCTCAGTTTATTCTTGATAACTTACATGACTACTTATTACCAGAAGGTATGTGGCGTGATGTAACAGACTTCGGTTCAGGTACAACACTCAACATTAAAACAGTTGGTACTGTAACACTTCAAGATGCAGCAGAGGATACACCTTTAAACTTTACAAACATTGACACAGGTACTATTAACCTAACTATCACTGACTACATTGGTGATGCTTGGAAAGTATCTGATGATCTTCGTGAAGATGGTTCACAAGTAGACACATTGATGGCTATGCGTGCAATGGAATCAACACGTGCTCTTGGTGAAAACCATGAAGGACGATTCTTAGGCACAGCTAACAATGGTCAAACTGCAGCTAATCTTAACTTAGTCAATGGTCGTCCACATAGATGGGTAGCTGGTGGTTCTACTGGAACATCACGTAACATCGTTCTAGCTGACTTTGTATCTATGAAACTAGCATTTGACAAAGCTAATGCACCTGCTTCAGGTCGTATAGCTATTGTTGATCCTATTGTAGAAGCTACACTAAACTCATTGATTTCTCAAACATCAGTAGTTAATAACACTCCGCAATTCCAAGGTGTTCTTAACGAAGGTTTTGCTAGAGATCATCGTTTCGTAAGAAACATTATGGGTTGGGATATTTACACTTCTAACTTCCTACCATCATTAACTGCAGCAGAAGTAATTGACGGATCTACTTATGATCTTGCTAATGACACTGCAGAGATTGGTGATAAAGCTAACGTATTTATGTGCGTAGCTGATGACTCTTGCAAACCTGTTATGCACGCTTGGAGACGAGCTCCGCAAACAGAAGGTTGGAGAGACAACGAAGAAAGAGCTGATAAATATCAAGTTACTTCTCGTTTTGGTTTCGGTGTTCAGCGTGCTGATACACTGGGTGTGATTTTAACTGACGACTCAACTTACTAGGAGATATAATATGACTATTGAATTAGCTCCTATCAGGGGCGTAGCAAGTCACTACGGGGTTCGTACATCTAATAACTCATTAGGTGGTCAAGAATCTACAAAAGAGGGTATTGTTAAAAGTGCGGAGTGGTCATTTAGCTACGACAATCTTTCAGCAACACTAAATAGTAACCTTGCACAAACTATACCTGCAAATGCTTCTGTTGTTGAAGCTACTTTGTATGTAGACGATGCTTGGGTTGGTGGTACTAACCTAACTATTGGTTTATATACACCAGCAGGTGTTGCAATTGATGCAGATGGTTTAGTAGAAGCTAAACTAACAGCAGCTTTAACTGCTAATAAAGTTATTGCTGGCGATGGTGCTTTAGTAGGCACTACTGTTGGTGCTAATGCTGGACAGTTAGTAGCAGCAACTACAGGTACTTATACTGCAGGTTCTGCTAGAGTCGTAGTTAAATTTAAATACGACGTGTAATACAACGAGATAGCTCCCCTTCGGGGGAGTGTATCTCCCTAATTTAATACAGGAAATAACATGACCATACAACATTCAACAATTACAGGTGCAGATCTGCATGAGCCCAAGGGAGTAGCCACAGCTGCAAATAATACTGTGTATGTTGCTAATGGTTCAGCTTCAGGTGCTTGGACACCTTTAAGTAGAAACTTAGGAGCTTATACAGGTTTTGATTCTACTACTCCTGCTTATACTCATAGTACTACAACATCTGATACAGTCTTAAATAATTCACTTAATGCTAGTGAAAATAATGGATTTACTATACTAACCTCTCCTAATACAAGAATACGTTATGATGGTACTGAAACTATATCTGCTAATGTTTTAATATCTTTATCTACTGAGCAAGCTTCAGGATCTAATAAAGAAGTAGAATGGGCATTATATAAAAATGGAAGTGCTCTTGTAGGATCAAGATCTCTTAGAACATTAAGCACCTCTAGCTGGGGATCTATTACTTTAAATGGCTTTACTGAATTATCAACAAATGATTATTTAGAAATTTTTACTAAAGCAGATGGAGCAACTACAGTATTATATGCTTCTATACAACTTTCAATTGTAGGAACTAAAAAATAATGGCTAAGTTAACTTTACTTGAAATGACACAAGACATCATGTCTGATATGGATTCAGATGAAATTAATAGTATTAATGATAGTGTTGAAGCATTACAAGTAGCTCAAATAATTAAGACAACTTACTACAATATTATTGATGGTAAGGACTATGCTTTTTTATATGAATTGTTCCAGATGGATGCTAGTGGTACTGCTACACGCCCTACTCATATGTCATTACCAGAAGATGTTATAGACTTAAAATGGATTAAGTATAATTGTAGAACAAGTGTTTCAGATAAAAACTTATATCAATTAGTTGAATACAAGAGTCCTGAAGACTTTATGTATATCTTAGATGGTAGAGATAGTCAAGCAGATAACATACAAGTAGTTGTAGATAGCACAGGAATTAATCTTAATATACTTACTGATAAAGCACCACAATACTTTACGTCTTTTGATGATGTAACTCTAGTATTTGATTCACTAATTAATACTGTAGATACTACATTACAAAACAGTCAAACACAATGCTGGGGTAAGCGTTCTATAGCATTTACTTTATCAGATACTTTTACTCCTGACTTACCAGTACAGATGTTTACTTACTTACTGAATGAAGCAAAGTCTGCAGCATTCTTAACTCTTAAACAAATGGCTAATCAAAAAGCAGAGCAGATCTCTGTTAGTCAAAGAAGACGAATGAGTCAAGATGCTTTTAAGATTGAGAAAGGTATTAAGTATCCAAACTATGGTAGAAACAGAGCAACTAAAAGGACACCTAACTATTGAGTTCATTAACAAGTAATACAGCTCCCTTTATTAAAGGGGATGT